TTATCTCTGCTGGAATTGACACTAATCAGGTATCAGCATGACAGATAAAATTATTAGAGGTTCTGGTGGCCCACCACCTACTCCACCTTCTCCAACTAGAGCACCTGATACTTTAAACAGTAGGCAGTTTGCTTCTATTCAAGATCTTATTTCTGAAGGAGAGATAGAAGGTTTTGCAACCCCATCAAAGGCATCACTTACAAAAGGAACAACAGCATATAATAACGCAGCATTAAAAGATATATTTTTAAACAATACTCCTATCCTTAATTCGACTGCTAGTAACACAAGTCCAGCAACAACAGATTTTAACTTTCAAAGTGTAGGATTTACTCCTCGTTTTGGAACGTCAAACCAAGAACATATTCCTGGTATTGAAAGTAGTCAGTCTACAACTGCTGTAGGAGTCACAGTAACAAATTCTTCTCCTGTTACTCGTCAGATAACAAATACAAATGTAGATGCTGTAAAGGTAACAGTAACTTTTCCTCAATTACAAAGAGCAACTGACGAAGGAGATTTATTAGGTTCTTCTGTTGATCTTAAAGTACAGGTTCAATATAACAGTGGTGGGTATTCAGATATTATTTCAGACACTATCACTGGTAGAACTGCTGATGCGTACCAAAAAGAATATCGTGTAAGCATAACGGGTGCATTTCCTGTTGATATAAGAGTTGTAAGAGTAACCGCAGATAGTACATCTTCAAATCTTGTTGATGCGTTTACTTGGACGAGTCTTGGTGAGATTGTTGATGATAAACAAACTTATCTCAATAGTGCATATACAAATTTAAGAATAGATTCTGAACAGTTTAGTTCTATACCAAAACGAGCTTTTCGTGTTCGTGGTGTAAAAGTAAGAATCCCAGGAGCAGGAGCATCTAGTTCTGGTACTCCTACTGTTGATTTACAGACAGGCAGGATTGTCTATCCAAGTGGTTATATATTTAATGGAACTATGGGAGCAGCCCAATGGTGCTCATGTCCAAGTTTAATTTTACTTGACCTTTTAACTACTGAAAGATATGGATTTGGTACTCATATTTCAGACAGTAACTTAGACTTATTTAGTTTTGTAGCTGCTAGTAAATACGCAAATGAGTTGGTATCAGATGGATTTGGAGGACAAGAAGCAAGGTTTAGTTGCAATGTAAATATTCAAGGATCAATGGAAGCTTATACCTTGATAAATGAATTAGCTGGAGTAATGAGATGCTTTCCAATATGGTCTGAAGGTTCTGTCACTATTACTCAAGATAAACCAACAGATCCTAGTTATCTGTTTAGTTTGGCAAACGTAGGTGAAGGTGGGTTTTCATATTCTGGTAGCAGTTTAAAACAAAGACATTCTGTTATTTCTGTCAGTTATTTCAATATGGATAGCAGAGAGATAGATTATGAAGTTGTAGAGGATAGTACAGCCCAAGCAAAACTTGGCATAGTAAAGAAAGATGTAAAAGCATTTGCCTGTACTTCTCGTGGTCAAGCACAAAGATTAGGCAAGGCAATATTATTCAGTGAACAAAACGAATCTGAAGTTGTTAGTTTTACTACTTCTATAGATGCTGGAGCAATCGTAAGACCTGGAAGTGTAATTTCAATAAACGATCCAGTTCGTAGTGTAGAAAGAAGAGGCGGTAGAGTAAAAAGTGCTACTACAACTCAAATAACAGTAGATAACACAAAAGACTTAGATACATTTACAGGAACAAATAAAAAATGCAGTGTAATATTACCCGATGGAACTGTAGAAGTTAAAACAGTAACAGGATTGGTTAATGGTGTTATTACTTTAGATTCTGCATTAGGGCAAACACCAAATGCTAACAGTATATGGCTTTTATCTAGTTCAACATTAGAAGCACAGACTTATAGGGTAATAACGGTAGAAGAACAAGATGGTATTAATTATGCGATTACAGCTTTAACTTATGTAGCTGGTAAGTATGCAAATATTGAATCGGGTATTAGTTTACCTTCAAGAACAATATCTTTATTAAATCAACCTAGAAATCCTCCAGGAAACTTACAAGCACAAGAATTTATTGTTGTAATAAACGCTCTTGCTGTTTCTAAAATACTTCTTTCTTGGGTTGGAGTTACAGGCGTTAGTCAATATCTTGTTCAATATAGATTTAATAATACAAACTGGACAAGTGAAATTGTATTTAAACCTGACTTTGAAATTCTTAATAACCAACCTGGAGCGTATGAATTTAAAGTTTATTCTTACAACGCAGCTTTAATTTTATCGACTACTTCTACTGATATAACATTTAATGCTCAAGGTAAAACAACACCTCCTAGTAATGTTGCAAACCTTTCAATCGAACCTATAACAAATAAACTGGTACGTTTAAAATGGGACAAATCAACAGACCCAGACGTTTTACACGGTGGTCGAGTTTATGTAAGACATAGTAATTTAACGGATGGCAGTGGTACATTCCAAAACTCTGTTGATCTTATAACTGCTTTAGCTGGTAATACTACTGATGCAATCGTTCCAAGTTTAGAGGGTGAGTATATTCTTAAATTCCAAGATGATGGTGGTAATTTCAGTGTAGGAGAAACCAGTATTATTATGGATCTTCCTGATCTTATTGATACTCAGATAATTTTACAAGATAGAGAAGATTTAGATTCTCCTCCTTTTGCTGGTGTTGATACAAACACTACGTTTAATACTGGAACGAGTGCATTACAACTTACAAATCCAGCTACAAATGCTTCAGGAGAATATGCTTTTAAAGATATTTTAGATTTAGGAGGAGTATTTTCTCTTGATTTAAAAAGAGTAATTCGTTCCATTGGTTTTGTTATTGGTAATGACATTGAAACTTTAATTCCAGGATCTCCTGGTATTTTATGGGATCAATATGCTGCGGTAGATAATAATTTTGATGGCCCAGCAGCAGATGAAGTTAACTGTCAGGTTCAAGTTGCATTATCACAGGCAGCATCAGGATCTTTTAGTTCTTTTAATAATTTTGCAAATGGAACATTTAAAGCCAGAAGATTTAAATTTAAATTAGTTTTAGAGACAACAAACACTGCACAAAATATGAACGTGCAGCAAGCAGGATATAAAGCCGAGTTTCAATCAAGAACTGAACAAAACTATCAAACAGGAGGAGGTACATCTAGTGCTCCACAACAATCAGGAACTTCAGCAAAGACTGTTACTTTTGGAACTCCATTTTTTGTTGGTACTTCATCATTAGGAGGAGCAAATGCTTTCTTACCTACTGTTGGAATAACAATACAAAATGCACAGTCAGGAGATTTCTTTACAGTAACTAACGTCACTGGTACAGGATTTATTGTAAATATTAAAAATGGTTCAAGTTTTGTTGATCGTTCTTTCACATTTCAGGCTGTCGGTTATGGTAAAGGGGTGTAATATGGAGAAAAGTCTTTTTTAAATGAGCCAAGTTGGAGACTATAATATTGCAAATGCTTCAGGAGCTTCTGTAAGAGCCGACATAAATGCTGTTCTTGATGCAATAAAAACTTTAAATAGTGGTGGTAGTGATCCTTCAAATACAGAAGCATTTATGCCATATGTTGATACGGCAGACAGTAATAATTTAAAAATAAGAAACGCATCAAATAATGGCTTTACCACTATTGGTTCTATAAACGAAACAAATTTAGGTCTACTGCTAAAAAGCGGTGGAACAATGACGGGAAATATTTTAGGCCATGATGGTTCTGGAGCAAGTGCACCATCATTTAGTTTTGATCAAGATTCTGATACAGGAATGTATAGAGCGTCTTCAAATACAATAGGTTTTTCTACAGCAGGTACAGAAAGAGTTTTAATAAGTAATAATGGTTTAGATCTAAAAGATGCTTTATCTCTAAGATTTCAAGACGCAAGTGGTTCTCCATTTGTTGCTTTAAAATCACCTTCTTCCTTATCAGGTGATATTACTTTTACTTTACCTGCAAGTATTGTTAACGGAGGGTTTTTACAAACTGATGGATCGGGTACTTTAAGTTTTGCGACTCCTGACAGTGTTCCTACTGGATGTGTTTTCTGTAGGGCAGTAGCTAGTGTACCAGCAGGATATTTAGAATGTAATGGTGCAGCAATTAGCAGAACTACATACTCTGCTTTATTTGCTGTTATTGGAACGCAATACGGATCAGGGAATGGATCATCTACTTTCAATCTTCCCGATTTAAGAGGAGAATTTGTAAGAGGATTTGATAATGGTAGAGGAGTAGATAGCGGTAGAAGTATTAATAACCCTCAAGGTAGTCAAAATGTCAGCCACAATCATAGTTATGGTAATAACGGAATTACTGTTTCAGGTGCAAATCATAATCATAATATAAGAGGAATTAGTTTACAGCCCTCTATAGCTAACGTAGCAGTTACACTAGGTTCTGGTCAGAGTTATCAAGTTGGTTATAGAAATAATGATGGTGTTCTTACAGGAGATGCAGTTAAAAATAGTGGTAATTTATCAATGTCTGGCACGGTTGGAATTACAATTAACAACGATGGAGGCAACGAATCAAGACCTCGTAACGTAGCTATGATGTACATAATCAGAATTTAATTATGGCAATCGAACCTGGCATATACAATTTTACGCTCCAACGAAGATCGGATCATACGATTCCGCTTATTTTTAAAGATGGAAATAATAACGCTATAAATTTAACAGGATTTACTGTTGCTGCTCAAGTTTGGGATCAAACACGCACCACAAAATATGCTGATTTTGGAGTTACATATACTGATAGATCTATTGGGTCTGTAAGCATTACTCTTACCGACACACAAACTACTACATTTACTCCTGACATTTTAAGATATGACGTTTTATTAGTTAATGGTGCAGGGGCAAAAGAATATTATTTAGAAGGTACAATATATATGAGTGAGGGTTATACAACAACATGACTTCTGTTAATGTTTCAACTACACGGAATACTGTTACTGTTAATGGCGATACCAGTGTTGTTACAGTTACAACTCAAGGTCCGCAAGGTGAATCTTTTAGTACCACTGGAACAAACTTAAATGATTCCAACAAAGTCAACAATTCAGTAGTGTATTTTGATTCATCTAGTGGTACATTTAAAGCAGATCAA